CTTGAGCTCCAGCAGATACATCAGCTAACATGTCGTCAATTTCTAATGAAGTCGTACGATCTAAGAAAAGCATGTTCTCTTCAATTGCTCCTTGAGTATCTAAATTCTTTAAGATGTTATCAAAGTCAGTTAAGTTAGCTCCACTAAATGCCGTTTCAACGTTACCTCTAGCTTCAATAGCAGCAAATAAACCTTGCGTACCTTTAAATCCTCCAGCTAAAGCTCCAGATCCTGCAGCAGCAAGTTCTCCTTCAACTACACTCATTTCTAAGTAGTCTTCAAAACGTAAACGAGTTTCAGATTCAGCTTTTAAATACCACAAATATCCAGAAGTTCCGTCTTCAGTTGCAACTTCAACCCATCCGATCTGAGACATGTCAGAGCCATTTATAGTATAGTTGCTACGAATAATAATTGGTGAATTACTAAACTGAGTAAATGTAGGGTCAATACTAATGTTTGTAGTTCCTGTTATTGCTCCAGCAGATCCATCCCAGTTAGTAGTTTGAGATCCTTTGTTAAATTCAGAACCGTATACAAAAATCTTGATTCCAGTAGCGGCAAGTGCAGCTGTATTAGCAGCGGTGTAAGGAGCTACAACTAAAACACCAGTTGTTGGGTTTGAAGATGTAACTACAGCTTTTAATTCAACGCCAGCAGGATCCATAAGAACGATAGTTTGGCCGGGAGAAATAACGTTTACAACACCAGCTCCAACTGGAATTCCAATATTGTTAGCATCATCATTGGTACATCCGTTGTAAGCAACGTGTAATCTGTTTTGCTCTGACCAAATAACTTGATCCGAAGTCATTGGCATTTCAGCTCCAACCATACGTAAGAATCCAGATAAAGTTCTGTTTCCATAACGCTCTACCTCTTGTTCGTAGATCTCAGGTAAATACTGCTGAGCAAAGTCAGATGTGCCATTATTGAACTGTAAATAGTTCGTTTGTAGTAATTGTTGTGACTGCGATGGTATAATCGAGCCAAACGTAGGGGTTAATGTTCCCATAATAGTTTAATTTTTAATTGTTAAATTTTCTTGTTTTAATTCTAAGTTTTGAAGAATCTTGCCCGCTTATTGCTTTTACTTTAAATCCATTAACAAATACACTACCATCTTGAGTTTTTCTAGGTTCTGTACTTATATTTTTAGATTTAGCAATTTGATCTTTAATAGCATCGGTTTTACCTTGCTCATAAAAATGATTTGCTATAGTATCAGCGTTTCGCGCTGCATATAAAGCTTTATGATAACCTTTAGCATCTACTATTTCTCCTTTGTCATTCAAGAACGTCTTGATAAAATTAGAAATATCGCCTTGGGTTTCAGCAACCTTCGAAGGATCTTTAATACCGTATCTAAATTTACTCTCTCCAACTTTAAAATCAAAACCTTTGAAGTCGTCGTTAAGAATTTCTTTAGTTTGGTTTAGAAACTTTTCGTGATTAGCTCTACTTGCTGCTTGCTCTTCGTTATATCGGTTGAAAAAGTCCATTGCTTTTTGTTGCTCTTGATTTACACCAGGTCTCAACTTGATCTCTGCGTAATATTTATCTTTGAGCGAGTCCAAATAGCTTTTAGCTTTTGCAACTTCTTCTTTATAGGCGAGTTTTTTCTTACGAACTTCTCTTTCCTCGTCCAACTCTTCATCATAACTAAAAGAATCTTCAATTATAAATTGAATTTCTTCTGAATCAAGATGAGGTTTAGCTTGCTTATAATATTCTTTTAATAATGCTTCACCGCTTACGTTGCTGTAATCAGCATTTAACCTAGCATAATCTTCAATGGTTCCACCAGTTTCTTGCATAAAGCTAATTAGCTTATCTACGTTTTCTGGTAAGACTTGTGTTTCTGCTTGCGGTAATACTTCTTTTTGTTCCGGTGTGAAGTCGGTAATTTCAGTGCCTTCAACCATTCTGACCTCTTCAGGCTCACTGTTTTCATCTTCTATTAATTCTAATGGGGATTCATTTACCTCCGACAGATCGATTTTAGCATCGACACTGGGCTGCTCCCGTACTTCTTTTTCCACTTTTTGTAAATCTCCGGCTTGTTTATCATTAGCCACTTCTTTTGTTTCTCCGACTTGAACGGCATCTTCTTCTGTTTTAGATGGTTTACTTAAATCTACTTTAGTAATTTCAGGAATAACATTTCCTTGACCTTTAATTGTTGGAGTTTTCTTTTTTAGTTTAAACTCTCCTTCTTGTTTTACTTTTTCTGACATAATATAATATAATAAAAATTAATAATTCCTTATCTTGGGGTAAATTGCTCTAAACCAAAACCATCTAAGTTATCATTAGATGATTCAAAGTTTTTAGGCAATAGATCATTTTGTCTTTGATTTATTAACTCGCTTTGTTGAGTTCCTTGTATTCTAACTCTTTTGTCTTTGCGATCTTCAATTTCCTTTTCTTTTTGTTTTTGAGCATCAACTTGTAATTGAGCTAATTTAATTTGATACGAAAACTCTTCAGCCATTAATTGTTTTTTAATTAAAGCTTCTTGCTCTAGTCTTTGTATTTCAAACTGAGATTTAGCTTGCTCTATTTGAACCGTGGTTTGAGCAAGTGCTTGTTGTTTTTGAACTTCAGCAGCGGCGGCTTTTTCAGCTGATTCAGCATTAGCCTGTGCCTGTGCTTGAATATTAGCCATTTGAGCAGCTTGTTCTGCCTCTGCATTTTGTTTTTGTCTAAACTTAAGTAGTGAATTAGCTAACTTAATATTTTTAACTTCTCTAATATCTATTGCATCAGATAATTTTATACCTCCAGATTGAAGCGCTATTTGTATACTTTTTTCTAATTGAGCTTTATCTTCTTCATCTGGTTCCAACTCTAAAAATATACCAAAATCATGCAATTGTAAATCATCTATTTCGTTTAACGTAGCTACATTAAATGAATTTATACTATTTAATAAAGAAGCTTTGGTCAAAGGAAACTGAAGTACATCAGCAGCTCTTAAACTTATATTTTCACATGTTCTTATTGTAATGTACATTAAAGACTGAAGTATATGTCTAGTAGCCGTGTTAGAATTAGCGGCAGCTAGTTTTTGCAAACCAACTAAAGCGTTTTTATCTGGAGTGCTTCCATCTCTTGCTTCGTTTAATCCAGTAACATCACGTATCATTTGTAAGTAATACTGATATGTTTGAATCATAGCTTGGATTTTAGATATACCAGAAGAACTTTGAAGTTCTTGAATTGGCACTTTACCTCTATTTAGCTCACCATCTTGAGTTAAAGATCTACCTACAATAGTACCTGTTTGAAAATACATATTTAAAGCTTCAGCTGGATTGTAATTAGTTCCATTACCTAAATCAACTTCAGCTAAACCATCTACATCAACATAAACACCATCTGGCACCATTCTGGCTAATACTTGCTGTAGCTTAAGATGTGTTATTTGAATCATATCAGCAAAACCAGTTGTTCTACTAACTAAAGATTCTATTCTACCTTGATACATTCTTGGTGCAGATATACAATAGTTCATATTAACTTTAGTAGTATCACCATAGGGTCTTGTCATGTTTTCAGCGAGTTTCCACTCTAACATTGTATCTCCCATACCCAAAACTTTTGCTCCGGTATATAATACTTCTATAGATCTTGACACTCTTTCAAAGTTGTCACTAGGAGGTGGATTAAATGTATCTGGTTTTTCTAATGTTTTTTCTAAACCTTGTTCTGTTTGTTTTATTTTAAATACTTGATCTTGATATGTTTTATATTCAAAAAATAAAACTTGATGTTGTTCTGGATCGCTTTGAACTTGCCAATCACTTCTAGCATAATTTTGACGGCCAGGATATTTTTGTATTTGATCTAGTTCAGTGTCTGTTAAATTTGGAAACAATCTTTTTATTTCAGCCAGCGTTAAACTTTTTATTTCTCCAACATAATAAATGTCTTCAAAATTAGGATCATCAGTTGCGGAGTAAACTAAATTAGCAGGATCAACATAATCAATTGTTATTCCTTCAGATAAATTAAAACTTGTTTTACTAGCCGCAATACCTAAAACCGTTAGATCATAAGCTAATCTTTTTTTAACTTCTTCAAATTTGTTTGCGTTTAAAACATTTTCAATAAGTTCTTCTTCTGCAATTTCTACACTAAGTTTATAATCCAGTTGTAGCATTACATCTAGTTCATTCTTATCTCTAGGAATATTATCCGGATCTGTTGACGCGTAAAAGTTTTGACCTGTTGCGGCTGTTAATTTATCTATTGCCGCTTTATTTTGTATGTCTCGCAAGGCATTAGAAGCATAATCAGTTCTTTGTTTTAAAGCAAAAGGATCTGATGCAAAAGATTTTATTTCATAACCTTTTTCAGTCATACCATTTACTACTATATCTACAAATTTAGATAAAACAGGTACTGGTTTCCAGTCTAAATTAAGATAAGATAAATCACCATTATTAGATAATTCATCTTTATATTTTTGTATAGGCTGCTCACCTCTAGCGTACAATCGTAGTCTATTAAAGTTTTGAAAATTATAAGAAAACCTATTTTGGCCACTATTATTTCTAAACCATTCTTGTTCTATAGCATTACCCACCTTTAAACCATACTCAAATGATTTCTTTTCTTCTTCAGGTACAACCTGATCTGGAAAGATGCTGTTATTACTAGTATAGACCATTTATTTATATTATTTTTGAATTTGCTCCTGAGTTGTTGTATTTTCTAAAACCTAAAGACACTTTAGAAACTGTTCTTTTTGCCACAGGTGTATATCTATTTTTGTTACATGCCATCATAGCTAAACCAGAGCTAATAGATGCATCGTGTTTTGTTCTATTATTTATATTAAATTTAGCCCAATCTTCTAGTGTTCTTTGAAAATATACATTTCCATAAGTTCCATCTTCTTGTAAACCAACATAATTTTCTATATAATCTTCAATAGCAGCCGCGTGAGCTTGCTTTATATCTTCGCTTGAGTTAGGTATTCCACCTATTTCTCTTTCTGTTACAGATAATTTATGTAAAACCTTATCTGGTCTATTCATTGAATAACCCCTGTAACCTCTTCTTTTTAAATAATATAATAATCTAGGTTTGTTATTTTCAGCTAATATAGGCATGCCATAAAAAACTAATGCCATTAAAACGTCTTCAAAAAATATTTCAGCTGTTTGTGGTCTTGATATATATTCTAAAAAAAATAAATTAGGCGGTACGTCTTCCATTGAAAACTTAGTTAAACCGTGTAAAGCTCCTTTAGAACCTCTACCATCTACAGTACCGGATATATCATAACTATCACATCCAAAAGCACCACAGTGCTCATTGCCAGGATATTTAGAACCATTTTTTAAATAATATCTATTTTGTAAATTAGCTGAAGGCACCCAACTGACTAAAAATCTGCCATTTTTGTTTGGAATAAACAATACCCTAGTATCTTTAATTCCACCTTCCCATTGAAAATTACCCTGTGTAACCACATTAGTATTTCGTAAATCTTCATTATAATCAACTTGTTCGTATATTTTAGTTAAATTAAATAAAGATTCTTTAGCTTCATCTCTAAAAGCGTGTTTTTCTGTTCTTGGAAACTGTCTATAGTATTCGTTTAAACCGTCTTGATCGTCTTTTAAACCATCTACTTCGTTTTCCCAATGAGATATAACACCTATATCAATATATTCACCATCAATACCTTTTATAGGTTTTTTTGGAGTGTCGAAGACAGGTAAGCCATAAGTATCAATGTATCCTTCGTAGTTCCATTCCATAGGTATGAACAAACTATATAGTCCTGAGCTAGTCTGTCCATTTCGGTTTCTTTGCGTAACGTCCGATGATTCGTATAGCTTTTTAAAATTCCCTCCACCTTTTTCTAAAGCATTAGATGTTGATCCCATTAAACATTTACCTACTATTCTTCTACCTAGTCGTAATGTTGTTTTAGTTACCCTCCAGTTGTTTAATATATTATCTGGTCTTTCCCACTTACCCGATTCATCGTGGACGAGGAGCTTAAGTTTCTCTCCGTCATACGAGTTGTCGCCTGTGTTCTTCCAGTCGATCGTGGTGTCGAGACCGTCCTGGAGTTCCTCACTGGTTTCCTTAATCGAGTTTCTTGTAAGTCTTTTCGACGGTACTTTATATGATAATTCTGTTTTTGGACGTTCCATCCCATCCTGTATTGGCTTGAAAAAGAACGGATAGTTGATTGATATGGGTACAACTTTATCGGTAAACATTTTCTTCGCATCAGCTCCTGATTTAGATAATATACCAAATCTAGCGTCTCTTGATATTGTTGCTTGGTTAACCGTTTCTGACGAAGCCATAAAAGAGAAACCTGAACGTCTGTTCTTAAGGTAGCACAATCCGTAGCATCTTGAATCTGCTTTGCAAGCTTCCCAGAATATATAGAATAATCTATTTGATTCTCTAAAGTCTGGTTTGCCAACGTCAATTTTAGTCCACTGCAAGTACATGTAATGAGTACCAGTAATATAAGTAGGAACGCCTTTGTTGTAATACCAAAAACCTTCTTCACGTTTAATAAACTCTTCGTTAATATACTCATACCATTTTTCTTTAAACTCATCTGGATAATCATTCCAATCAAATACACTTTGAATTTTTTTAAGTTCAACAGGATATTTAAATTGTTCCCAGTATTGATCTTTTTCTTTGTTAGATCTTTTGTATACTTTTTCTGCTAATGGTAATGCTATTTTTAAATTCTGTATCTCATAGATTTCACCTATTTGACCAGTTTTACTTATAACTACTATATCGTAGTCTTTATTATAACCATACTCCCATTTTTTAAGCCTATTAAGTCTATTTAAAACTTTTGGCTTTATATGGTCTTCAACTACGCTATATAAATTTTGTTTATACATTACTTAGATCTTCCTTCTGCAAAGCCAGCAAAAGATTTTTTAACTACAGCTTCTTCAACTGTAGTTCCATTTAAAGCAGCTTCTTCAGCTTCTATTCTACTAAGTATTTCAAAAGCATCAAATATAGCTAGCTTTTTAGTAGCGGCAGCGTTTTTAAGTCTGTCAGCTGAAATATCATCTTCTGAGTCAACGATCTTTTCTTTTGCTACCTTTATTAATTCCTCAACTGCTTTTTGCCCAGCTTGGATTATATTCAGTTTCGTTTCCTTTACGTTCATCTTTTAATAAAATATCATTTGATTCCATACAATAAACAACTTCATTATTTATTAAGAATTCAAACTCTCTATTTTTCTTAAAAACAACTAAATCTTCTTTATGTATTTTAAGAGCTTCTAATGTGCTGTTTCCGTATTTTACTATACCAACACATTGTTTTAGTTTTTTTAAACTAGATGAACTCTTATTGACTATAGGCTTTATAAAACAATACTCGTTTAAAGTTTCCCATGAGTCTTTTGTTTTTTTCATATATATTTGATTTAAAGAAGCAAAGTATAAATCATCTTTAAAATATTTAGTACTATTAACAGACTTTCCTTTCATGTTATAGTATCTTCTAAATAAGTTGTGATGAACAATTACTCTGTCACCTACTTTTAATTTTGTTTTAAAAGCTAAAGGCAAAGCAACTATTTCTGCTTCTCTATTGACAAATTTATGATTAGATATGCTAGAATTAACTATTAGCTTTTTATCACCAACAGTTAATTCATTGCTATATCTATTTCCTACAGGTTTAATTATAAACTCGTAAACACTATTCATTAATACTCTAAATCGTATTCAACTGATATTGCCATGTTTCTATTAAACTTTTTCCAAGGCAACACTTCATTGTCTTTTTTTATGTATATGTTATACGATTGTTCAGACTCTTCAAAGATAATAGCTGAAATAGTATGTCCTCCATATACTTGCTGAGATACAGCATAATGCATAGCGTCATTTTTATAATCAGAACCTATGCTGATTTTTCTAATGACTTTACTCACTATTTCTCTTTTTCAATATCAGTATACGTACCATCTTCAATATTAATGTTGATAGCCCCGTATTGCTCTTCTAGTTCTTTTTTGTAAGATTCAATATCTTCTACCAGACCAGCATACTCGTGAAGCAGTGAATGCTTTTGTGTTTCTATAAAACCGATATTAGTTAAAGACTTGTTTAAGTCTTGTTGGTGTTTTTTAACCGTTTTTAATTGTTCGTCGGTAATTTTTTTAACTGCGTCTGTGTCCATTTTTTTTACTTTACTCATTTGATTAAATTTAATTGATTATTAATTATTTTACTTTATCTTTTATTTTCTCGTATGTTCTTAAGCCACCAAGCCCGAGCATTCCTAGTAGCACTGTCATTAAATGTTCCATTTGTAATGGAGGCGGAGCATCTGTTGTTTTTGTTACCCATATAAATAAATCACGTATAACAAAATTATAAGCTAACGCAACGCCACAGATCCAACCTATAAAAGGTCTCCAGCCTGCAACGAACAGTGTCCGATGCGAAGCTTCAACCATATTTATCTTAGTTTGTAACTCTATTAGTTTTTCAGGATCTAGTTCTTTGCCTTTGATGGCTTCTCGAATATCCCAAGCTAAATTACCAGCTACAGATTTTCTACCATCACCTCCTTTAAAAAGGCTGAGTAGTATTTTCCACATTACAACTTTGACTTTTTATCTTTTTGCCGCTTCTTTTTGTTTGCGTCAAATATTTTTTTACCTTCGGCGTCTAATTCACTTCTTTTCACCTTTGGCTCATAACCTGGAGTACCTGGAACACCTGGAGCGTCTGGATCAATAGCTGAATGTGGGTGTTTGTGCACTGGAAAAGAGTTATGATTTAAAGCGCTTGCTTTATTATCTATAAAAATATCACTTAAAAGGTTTTTAGTGTGCTTAGTCATCCAACTCATAATATTGTTTTTATTTAATTACTTCTAGGCTCGCTAGGATCATATCTCTCGATTGATTGTTCTCCCAGATTTTTTACCATCACCTTCTTTAAAAAGGTTTAGTAGTGTTTTCCACATTTTTTATTGTTTTTTTACCTTTCCTGATCTAACATCTCTAGCTAGTTCTGATTGTGTGTAAACACTTGCTTTTTCTCCTCTTTTGCTTCTATTATACACTCTTTGCTTAATAGCTTCTTTTTCTTCTTCAGTATAGCCTTTTAATTTACTTTTTTTCTTGTCTCCAGGATCGTTGTAATTAAAGGCACTAGCCTTATCATCAACTGGCATATTGCCTAATAATGCTTTTCTTTCTCTTGCCGCAGCAGAATGTTTACTCATAAATGAATTCATAATACTATTTTTTTGTTTTATTGTATGCTTCTTTTTCCCAGGCTAAAGCAGCTGAGCCTTCTTTTATACTAGACCTTGGAATTGTTTTACCTTTCCAATATACATTTTTATTATCATAATTTAGATCACCTCTTTTAATTTGATCTATGTGAACCATTTCATGCTCTATAACATCTTGTATTTGCTTTGGATCTGTAAGTTTATTGTTTAAAACTATAGTACCGTTATTATTAGCTTTACCAAGGACGCCATCCTCCATATCAATATTGTATATTGGAGTATTGGTATCGAAGTAAGGAGCACCTTTCATTTTAAAAGCCATAATTATTTATTATATGGAAATAACTCGTTTAACTTTTCTTTTCTCTGTTGACAACCACAAGGAACATTTAATCCTTGCGACACTTTGTCAACAATGGTTTTTATACCGGTCGCTTCTGTAAATTTTTCTACAGTATCGCCTAAACCTTTTGATTCCATTTATTAATATTTAGAACAACCGGCTTTTTTAGCTGGAGATCCATACATTTTAGCCGCTGATTTACTATCTGCAATTTCGTTTTCTAAGTAATGCATTCTAGCTTTACTACTTAAATCTTTGTTATAAGCTTCTTTAACGTCGTAAGATCTGCCTGATCCTTTGCAACATCTTGCATTTCCTGTATATTGTCCGTAGTGTCCTTTTTCCATTATTTTAATATTTATGTTTGTTTAGCATTTCCATCTTTTTCTAGCGGCCTTACCTCTTTCTCCTGTCCAGCCTTTTGATCTAGCACAGAAAGATTTACGACGCTTAGCATCTTTGCTTCCTGGTTTAACATCTCCAGTTACGGCTGTTTGCAGTTTACTACCTGGATTTTCTTTTCTGTATTTTTTAACACCAGTCTCTGTCATACCAGCGCCTTCTTCTGCTGTTCTAAAGTTTCTACCTTTTCCTTTAGTAGTTTTTCTTACTTTTAAAAAAGGAGAACCGTTTTGTATATACGCCATAATCTAATTATTGCTTCTTTTCTTTAAGTTTTACCCACTTAGATATTGTATAACCGATACTTACGAGCAATAGCAAAACCTTTAATCCTACTTCTACATGCGACATGCTTATAGCTAAAGCCACGCCATTAAGTGATAATAGTTTAATATCAGAAAAACTCATATTAAAATCCTTTTCCCTTTGCCTTCATAGTAATTGGTCCAGCTTTGTAAAAAGGTTCGTTTTTAGATACTTCTAAACCAGTTATGCCAGAGCTACTTCCGTTACCCATTGGAAAACCTTTTTTACTTAAAGGTCCATCCCAAACAGCGTTTTCACCAACTTGACCTTCTAACTTAGGTTTGCTTATGATTTGTTTTCTTTTGTCCATATTTATTGTTTTGTTTTAATATCTTTTTTTAAAAGATTTGCCTCTTTTTGGTCTAATGGTATCTCTTATAGCTCCAGGTCTTGGGTAATCTATTATTTTGCTAGAACTTCCCATAAAAGTTTCATCGTCTCCCAGAGTTGTCATAAATTGACCTTTTTCGTCTTCTTGTATTTTGCTTATATTCTGAACGTTATGACCAGTCTTTAGCTTGTCAAAATCTGATTCATCTATTAAATCTTCTACATTGTACTTTTTACCACCTAAGTTAGCTGGAGACCCTAAATTCATTAAACCCTGACGTTGAAGCGCAGATCCATAAATAGATTCAGCTTTCATTCTAGCAGATGGATCAAATTTAGATCCAGGTCCAGAATAAGGATCTTGCATAGCAGACAAATCCATTGTTCTAGGACTAGGCAATGGAATTTGTGAGTTTTGCGCTTGTTCTTGTTGTTGAACGTCTGTAAACGCTTGAGGATTTAGATTGGCATAAGGATCTATTTCACTTCCAGAAGTTAACATAGGGTCTCCTGTCATCATTGGACCTCTTAAAAAGCTTGTATCGTTTTCTTTTTCTTCACTTGGTCCACTTTGGTTTGAGATAGAATAAGAACTTGGTTGTAAACCAAATCCAATTTCTTTAAATTCTTTAAAATCTCTTTCAGCATCCTTACCTAGTTTGTCAAATTCCCTTTTATGCTCTTCTGTTGATTTGTCTTTACCTTTTTTTGCTTTTATAGCTTTAACCGCTAGGTCTGAACCAACTTTTGTTATAGCTTGACCAATTTCAGCACCAACTATTGGTTGAATCACCGTAGCTGGATTAGTATAAGATCCACTTGATGCGTATTTATATACCTTTAGTGGTGATGCTTTTTGAAAAGGTGATTTTGAATTCATATTATCTATTTTTATCGTTGTTTACATTTTTAATTGCTGTTATCATAACCTTATCCATATAAGTCTTACCTAACATTATTTTATTTCTTGAACTTGTAGGAATATCTTCGTCTCCAAGCATAATACGATACATTCTTGCTATTAGTTGTTTACACTTTAATGAAACTTTATATATGTTGTATCGTTGCGTTGTTCTATTGTAATTTCTATAAACTACTACCCAACCTTCTTTTACTAACTTGTTCCAGCGTCTATTATCCCAACTGTAAGCGTATGTACCGATTTTAAAATCTTGTTTTGTAAATAATCCCATGCAATCAAAGTATATAAGCAACTCTAATTCAGCGTCATTAAGATCGTTATTTCTACAAGCCCATTTTCTAACTACTCTGTAGTGTTTAAATAGGTTTAACTCTCTAATGTCACTAGCTGTTAATTTTCTCACAAAACAACTACTATATCTTGAACTTTAATAATTGTATAAAGTTCTTTATCAATTTCTATTACGTGACCAGCGTGTCTATCGTAGTATATTTGGTCACCAATATTAACTACTTTTATATCTTCACTAACATTAGCTATAGTAGCTTTAGTATATCGTATATCTTCTCTATCTTTTTTAACTAAAAGCAAACCGCCTTTAGTTTCATCACCTGCAATTTTTTCAGGTATAATGATTATATTATTACCTATTGCCTTCATCAATTCTTAAATTATTGATTACACAATCTGTTGATAGTATAGTTGTAGCTACAGAAGCTGCGTTACGAAGTGCACTTTTTGTAACTAATAAAGGATCTATAATACCTGACTTAATCATATTTACCATATTACCTGTAACCACATTAAGACCTTTACCTTTAGTTTTAGGCAAATCATACTCCAATATACCAGCATTATCTAAAATGGTCTTAAAAGGCGCTAGAATAGCATCTAGTAGCACTTGTTCACCTATTGACTTAGCTTTTATATTTTGAGAAGCATTTAACAGAGCAATTCCACCTCCTGGAACAATACCCTCTTTAATCGCAGCTTTAGTAGCACAAATTGCATCTTCTACTCGATCTGTTTTTTCTTTTAATTCTATATCAGAATTAGCACCAACCTTTACTACAGCAATTTTAGCTGATAATCTAGCTAGTCTTTTTTCTAATCTAATAATTATACCAGGTATTTTTGTTTCTGATAATTCAGCTTTTATAGCGTCTATTAGTTCTAAAACTTCATCAACTGGATCTGCTACTTGAATAATTGTTTCTTTTTCCGATGTAACAGATTTAACGCATGATCCTAAAAACTCTGGCTGAATTAAATCCATATCATCACCTAAGTCTTCATTTATAACAGTTGCTCCAGTAAGTAAAGAAAGATCATCTAATATTTCTCTTTTATTAATACCAAACGTTGGAGCGTTGATTACATTTACTTTTATGTTACCTTTTGTTTTGTTCATTGCTAATGTAGCAGCTACTGCTGGTTCCATATCTGCAATAACAAGTAAAGGCTTATCATTTTTAATAACGTATTCTAAAACAGATTGAATCTGTCTAATACTTTCAACTGGTGATTCGATTAATAAAACGGCAGCATCTTTTAATTCAGCGGTTTTAGCAGCGTGATCTGTCATAAAATGCTGATTAGTCATACCCTTGTCGTATTGTATTCCATCAACTATTTCTATAACTGTATCAGCTTCTGCAGATTGCTCCATCATAACTACACCAGTATCACCAACTGCTCTAAAAGCATCTCCAATAATAGAACCTAAATGAGGATCATTGTTTGTAGATATAGTAGCAATTTGGTCAATCATATCACCTTTAACTTGAGTGCTATGCTTTTCTAAATACTTAACAACATTGTCTACAGCTTTTTCAATACCACTTTTTAAATCTCTTGAACTAAGAGTGTTTTGAACTTTAGCAGCTTCTTTTAGTATAGAATGTGCTAAAACTGTTGCCGTTGTAGTTCCATCTCCAGCTTCTCTAACTGTTTTTCTAGCAGCTTCTTTTAACAATGTAGCTCCCATATTTTCAACAGGATCTAATAAAACAATTGAATCTGCTACTGTAACTCCATCTTTTGTAATAACGGGTTTTCCATTACCATCTTCTA